GAGCAGGCTGGCGGTACAATCTATACATGAGTCGGTTTTATACTAATGTTAGTATTCGTGGAGACAACATCCTCTACAGGGGATATGAGGATGGTAAAAGGGTCGAGGGCAGGATTGATTACCGCCCCACCCTTTTTGTCTCCACAAACAAGTCATCAAAATTTCATACGATGACCGGGAAGTCAGCCGAGCCGATTCAACCGGGAGCCATGTCTGATTGTCGAAACTTTATTCAAAGTCATGAAAGTGTGACAGGCTTTGAAATCTATGGTAATACAGACTACATCTATCAGTTCATCGGAGATAAGTTTCCAGATGAAGTCGCATATGATAAAAGCACAGTAAAAGTCGCATACATTGATATCGAGACTACAGCGGAGAATGGCTTCCCGCAAGTTACAAATCCAAACGAAAGTGTTATTGCTATCACCCTTATTGTGGAGGAGCGTGAGTATGTGTTTGCACTTGGTGATTGTAAACTAAAAGAAGGAATTGATCTCTATACTTTCACGAACGAAGAAGACTTGCTCTTGAAGTTCTTGGAGATTTGGGAGGGCGAAGATCCTGACATCGTGACTGGTTGGAATGTCAAGTTCTTCGACATGCCATATCTTTTTGCTCGTATGGAACGAGTGATCGATAAGCGTTCAAAGAAACTTTCACCATGGGAGATTGTCAAGCAACGCAATGTCCAAACACAAAGTGGGGATCGGATTGCATTTGATTTTGTGGGAGTCACGATTCTTGACTACTTCGATCTGTACCAAAAGTTTACTTATGTAAACCAAGAGTCATACAAGTTGGATCATATCGCCTTCGTCGAACTCGGTGAAAAGAAAGTCGAGTATGAGTATGATCACTTCAAGGATTTCTATACAAAAGATTTTCAGAAGTTTGTAGAATACAACCATCAAGATGTCAAACTTGTACAAAAGATGGAACAGAAACTTGGGCTGATGGAACTTGCTCTTGCACTCGCATATACAGCGAAGGTAAATCTTGGCGATGTCTTCTCTCAGGTTCGGACTTGGGATCAGATCATCTACCACCACCTGCGTGCGAAGAACATTGTAATCCCACGAAAGATCAATGGTGGTAAGAAAGACGGGCAGATCATCGGTGCGTATGTGAAGGAGCCGATCACTGGTCGGCACGACTGGGTTGTGTCCTTCGACCTCAACAGTCTGTATCCGCACCTCATCATGCAATACAATATCTCACCAGATACACGGATGAATCCGGGGGGCTTCCTAAAGAATCCTAACATTACTGCGGACGGGGTTCTTGAGGGTTCTGATCTGTGTGAAAAAAATCTCACTCATCTGAGGAAACAAGACTTTTCTATCGCAGCCAACGGAGTGTGCTTCCGCAAGAATCAACTTGGCTTCATGCCGGAACTGATGGAAAAGTTTTACAAAGAACGTAAGCACTACAAGAAGTTGATGATTGCAGCAGAAAAAGAAAAACAAACCTTGATGAAGTCTGGTGCATTGGGTGCAGACACTCGCAAACTCATCGAGGAAAAAGAGTACGAGATTGCCAAGTATCACAACTTCCAACTGGTGCGAAAGATTCAACTGAACTCTGCCTACGGTGCGATGGGCAACCAATACTTTCGATACTTCAATACTGATATTGCTGAAGCGATTACGACTTCGGGTCAGTTGTCGATTCAATATATTGCAAACGAATTGAATCGTTTTCTAAACAAAACACTAAACACTGGAGACTATGATTATGTTATTGCTTCTGACACTGACTCTGTTTATCTTCGCCTTGGGAACCTTGTTCGGGCATTGGCTGGCGAGAAGACCAAAGATGAGATCGTACGATTTCTTGACAAGTCCTGCAAAGAAGTCATCGAGCCGTTCATCAACAAGTGCTACGAAACGCTTGCAAACAAAATGAACGCATACTCCAACAAGATGGTGATGGAACGAGAAGTCATTGCCGATGTTGGAGTATGGACTGCCAAGAAGCGATACATGCTCAACGTGCATAATTCCGAGGGCGTGCAATACGATGAACCCAAGATGAAGATTATGGGCATCGAAACCACCCGCTCATCGACTCCGATGGTTGTGCGACAAAAGTTGAAGGATGCAATCAAGTTGGTGCTGACGGGAACTGAGGATCAAGTCATCAACTTTGTGTCGGACTTCAAGAGTGAATTCAAGAATTATCCTGCGGATGAAATTGCGTTCCCTCGGGGCTGTAATAATATCAATAACTATATTGATGAGACACTCATATATCGCAAGTCTACACCGATTGCCGTGAAGGGTGCGTTGATCTACAACCACTATCTGAAAAAGATGAAACTTTCTAACAAGTATCATAAGATCAATGAAGGTGACAAAGTAAGATTTCTATATCTGTCTGTGCCAAATCCATACAAAGATTCTGTGATTTCTTTTCCCGGTTCATCACCAAAGGAGTTTGAACTGGATGAGTTTGCCGACTACGATAAACAGTTTTCGGTTGCTTTCCTTGAACCGCTAAAAAACATTCTTGAAAAGGTTGGGTGGGATTACGAATATAGGGCGACGTTGTTTTGAGAAAGGAGTCCTGAAGTTGAACGAAAAAGAAAAAGATATTGTTCTTGAAGCATTGAAGTGTCTTCGTTATGATACAGAACGTGTAGAAAAACTGATTCTGAAAACAAAGTCTGCCTCAACAGATGACCATACTGACGTATTGAATAAATTGGAGGCGATTGATGTTCTCATTAGAAAATGGCGAGAATAAAAATGCAATGGCATATTTGAAAGGCAAAAACAAAGGAAAAAACAATGAACAACTTTTTGAATAATTTGGTTGAGGTATCTGGAAATGAACATGCTACCTCTGTTGACGGTGGTTTGGTTTCTGACATCAAGGGATTTATTAGTACGGGTTCATACACACTGAACGCACTGCTGTCTGGATCTTTGTATGGCGGCATTCCGAACAATAAGATTACGGCACTGGCTGGTGAACAGGCGACTGGTAAAACTTTCTTCTGTTTCAACATCTTGAAAACTTTTCTTGATGATAATCCAGATGGCGTTGTTCTTTACTTTGATTCAGAGCAAGCGATCACTTCACAGATGTTTGAAGAACGTGGCATTGATTCCACTCGTGTTGCAGTGTTCCCTGTTTCAACCATCGAAGAGTTTCGTCATCAGATGATTCAAGTTGCCGATACTTATCGTGCAGAAAAAAACAAGAAGCCTATTCTTGTGATTCTTGATTCGCTTGGCAACTTGTCTACGCTGAAAGAAATGGAAGACACTGCGAGCGGCAAGAACGTGCGGGATATGACAAAAGCCCAAGCGTTGAAGGCAACTTTCCGAACGCTCACCGTCAAGTGTGGTTCGGCTGGCATTCCGCTGCTGATTACAAACCACACCTATGATGTCGTTGGGTCTTACGTTCCGATGAAAGAAATGTCCGGTGGCTCCGGTCTGAAATACAACGCAGGCACAATCGTGTTCCTGTCCAAGAAAAAAGTCAAGGACGGCACGGATGTGGTCGGCAACATCATCAAGTGTAAACTGCACAAGTCTCGTGTCACCAAAGAAAACTCTATCGCAGAAACTTTGTTGAACTATGAGTCTGGTCTTTCACCTTATTACGGGTTGACAGAAATCGCAGTGAAGTACGGGGTCTTCAAGAAAGTCTCGACTCGCATCGAACTTCCTGATGGTCGTAAAGTGTTTGAAAAGAATATCAACGACAAGCCCGAAGATTTCTATACTGATGAAATCATGGAACAACTTGAAGTGGCTGTTGGTAAGGAATTCAAGTATGGTTCAGCAGTCGTAGATGAGGAAACCGTAATTGAAATCGAATCAACCGATTGATATTGTTGAGCGAACAAAGTCATACAATGAAAATCATTGTTGGCAGTATGATATTCGTGTAAACAATCTCGAACGAGATCTGACAGAAGCAGGTATCTCCCCTGAAAAGATGGGGAGTATATCTGTTTCAGATTTTACTTTCAAGCCACTTATAACAAAAGAAGAAAGAAATCAGGCAAAGGATTTTATTCTTCGTCACGAGTGGCTTGGTAATCTATCACAGTACACAACTCATTGGTTCGGAGCATTCTACAACAATCCAGACGCAGGGCTGTTTGGAAAGGATGTGATGGCAGGTGTAATTCTTATGAATATGCCAAACGCATTTAGCAAGATGCTGGGTGAGGAAACAAAAGAATTAGAAAGATTGATAAGTCGGGGTGCGTGTATTTCATGGAGTCCTAAAAATCTTGCATCAAAATTTATGATGTGGACAATCCAGTGGATGGTAAAAAATACTCAGTATCGATTGTTCACTGCATACTCAGATCCCACAGCAAAAGAGTTAGGAACAATTTATCAATCATGTAATTTTTATTATATTGGTCAAAATTCAGGAACCACTACAAGATACGTAAACCCATATACAGGCAAAGTTGTTTCGGACAGATTTTTTCGTCAAAGAAGTGCATATAAAAAGTATGCTAAAGAATTGAATATAGAATGGCAAAAAAGTTGGTGTTCAAACACGGGTATGTTGTGGGATAATATTCCAAACGAAATCGAAACAAAACTTAGATCCCACAGTAAGTCGAAACAAAGTGGATCGAAAAGGATTGACTTTCCCTCCAAGCACAAGTATGCTTATGTTCAAGGAAAAACGAAAGCGGAGACGAAGAAATTGAGAAAGCAGTTTGAAGAAAAAAATAAAACTTGCCCATATCCGAAGGAGCGAGGCAAATGATGAAGTACAAATTTGTTGAGGGCAAGAACACTGGTGAGCATGCGATCCAGATCGACGAAGGCAAGTATGCCGATGTCGTTTATGTTTATGGCAAAGTCGGTATTGATGAAAGAACAAATGATTGTCGGCTATACTTTGATTACAATATCCTTGACAACAGCGAAGTTGTAGAAGATGATGACGATTTCAAGGAAGTCATTGGCGACATTCTTGTTGATCTTTTAGAAAACCATTTAGAGGAAGGTGATATCGATGGAGACAGTCGAAACGATCATTCTGAGAAATCTGATTCACAATGAGGGTTACACCCGTCGTGTGCTTCCATTTCTAAGTGAAGAATATTTCAAGGACAGGAACGAGCGAGCAATCTATGGATTGATTCGTGACCATGTTCACCGATACAATAAGGCTCCGAACAAGGATGCACTTGGTGTAGCGTTAGATAACCGTGGTGGTCTGTCGGAGCAAGCGTACAAAGAATGTAAGTCGATTGCTTCAAGCATCGCTGATTCGTCCTCCTCCGATGACACAGACTGGTTACTACACGAAACAGAAAAGTTTTGTAAAGACAAAGCAGTTTACAATGCCATCATTCGGTCGATTGAAATTATCGATGGGAAATCAAAAAACGAAACGAAGAATGCAATACCAAATATTTTGTCTGACGCACTTTCGGTATCTTTTGATCAACAGATTGGTCACGACTACATCACAGATGCCGATGACCGCTTTGACTTTTACCATCGCGTAGAACACAAGATTCCGTTTGATCTTGACATGTTCAATAAGATCACCAACGGTGGTGTGCCGAAGAAAACCTTGAATGTGATTCTTGCAGGTACAGGTGTTGGTAAGTCTTTGTTCATGTGTCACCATGCTGCAAACTGCTACGCTGCAAATCTAAATGTGTTGTATATCACATGTGAAATGGCAGAAGAACGAATCGCGGAACGCATCGATGCAAACCTGATGGATGTAACGATGGACGAACTTCGGCACTTGTCAAAAGTTGCCTACGATAAAAAGTTGTCAAAGGCAACCGGAAGCGTAAAGTCTCGTCTGATTGTAAAGGAATATCCTACGGCTACAGCAAATGTAAATCACTTCCGTCACTTGTTGGAGGAGTTGAAACTAAAGAAAAACTTCACTCCCGATATAGTCTTTATTGATTATTTGAATATTTGCTCTTCGGCAAGATTCAAGATTGGTGGGAACACGAACTCGTACATGTATATCAAGTCCATTGCGGAAGAACTTCGTGGCTTGGCAGTGGAGTGGGATGTTCCGATCTTTACGGCAACACAAACGAACAGAACAGGTTTTGCGTCCAA